CGTGCAGGGCTTTGTTGTAGTCTTTGATCAGGATCTGGGGGATCACCGCCATGAGACCTGACTCACCCTCAAAGCAGGTTCCCCTGACGTCCATTGATGTGGGGGCGGATACCAGCCAGCGGGTGTTGGGGTTCTCCCACGCCCACCACCAGAGCTGTTCTGCGGCGGTACGGGTCTTGCCAGCTCCACGACCAGCCAGCATGAGCCAGATAGACCACCATGTACCTTGGGGTAGCTTTTGGTGATTGAACGCGCCTGAGAGCCATTTAGCCCTGCTGGCGTATGCCATTGAGTGGTACGGGCCCAGCGTCTTGCGGATCTGTGGATCAGCAAGGATGTCCAACACGTCCTGTTCGACAACCTGACTCATTGAGCGACCCGAAGCAACTCAAGTCGTTTGATAGCTACGTCCATGACAGTCTTGACCTCAGTGTCAATGACCATAGGATCCACAGCCTTCTCAGGTTCACGGTACTCACCGTACTTCTTGGGGTTGAACTTGGCTAGTAGCTTGAGGCGCGTCTCGATGCGTAGCTTACGGTGACCAAGCATGTCCTCCTCAGTCACAGTCATGCTGTCCTCGTCGTCCTCAGCACCAGAGCTGTAAACCTTCTTGGTTCCCATGTGCAGGGTGTCAGCAATCTCCAAACACTGCTCAGCAAGAGCGTCATACCCAAGCTCCCGTGCGCGTGCGATGGCTCTGGAAAGATCCTCGTCTCGGTACATCCAATCGTACACAGTCTGCCAAGCAGGCATACCCTCTTGTCTGCATATCTCTCTTAACGGTATCCCATCACTGAGCTGTCTACATATGCTCAGTGCTATCTCTGGTGTGTACTTTGAAGGTCTGCCTGTTTTGGCTTTTACTTCTGTTTGCGGCTTACCTGTCACATCGGCGACTGTGTCGCTGGAAAGATCTTTTGGTTTCTTTGCCATCACTGGACTCCTTTAACGCAAAGTTTAACGGATCTTTTCGTTTATGTGCAAGGTCAGTCTCCTAAGCCCCTCATGATCCTTCTATCCATGTCCTTGATGGTGAGCTTGTATTCTTTGTTTTGTTTCTCAAGGTTTGCGGCTTTTACTGTGGCGTGTTTCAGCTTTGACTCGAGCTCCTGCACCTTGACCTGTAGCTCTGTGATGGCTTTGTTTGCCAGCTTAGGGTTTTGTTTTATCCATTCTGGCGCCCAGATCTCTTCGGTCATTTCTTGAGTCCTCGTACGTATGCGGCGAAGCTTGCCGTGGTATCTCCACCATTGCGCATTTTGTCGAACTCGAGCGCCACCTCTTCCAAGGTGTCGTTTCTGATCTTGTTTGTGATGGGATCGAGCTGGCGTTGGATCATCTGCCTTTTGCGCCAGCCCAGCGCCTTCTCCCAAATATTTAGTTCTGCTTCACTCATGAGTTGCGCTCCTTCAGTAAAGCAATAGCTTGACCAACAGCACTCATTTGACCAAGGTTTGTGTTATAGAACAAGTCTGTCAATTCATCGTTAGTCAGCCCAACCCATGTGCGCTGTGGTGGGGTGGTGTAGAGAGGCACTCCAGCAGACCCATCAGTTACTTCACGCCAAATGCCATCCGTAAACTTGGCAAACTTACCTACAGGCTCCTGCTCTGGCTGTGCCAAGGCTTCTTTGATGGCGGTGATGGCTTCTACTGCCCATTGTTGATATTCGTAGTCCATTGCTGAAACATGAGCTATTTGTTGTAACGCATCCCATGCAAGGCGTAATGCTTCGTCTTTAGTCATACATCTTCCAGTGCGTGAATGATGGTCTCCTCATACTCATCAGATCTTGGGGCGCTGAGGTCATACACCTCAAAGCCGTTCTGACCACCTTCACGCCAGTCAAAAATCTCTCGACACGCATCGGCAACCTTGTTAGCCTCCTCTTCGGTGGCAAACAAACCCACGACATCAGAGCTGACCCCACACTCAATGCACCCAATGTTGAACACCATCCAAGGTTTATCCATTGTTTTTCTCCAGTATTGCGGCTTCGATCTTCCTTGCCCACTCGAGCACCATGATCATGTTCCAGTTGGCGCTTGTAGGAGTTACACCTAAAGCTCTCTGAATCTCTTCGTCTGTCAAGCTTTTTAGCTCAATCCGCGGCTTGTAGTAGTAGGGTTGCCCCTTCATGGCATTCTCACGCTCTATGCGCGCAAACTCGTCGTCTTCATCAGTATGAATCATTGCTCATTCCTTCAGGTCTTGGGCAGTCAATTGGAGGGATAACGGCACACCAGACAGCTTTGTACTGCCCCCTTGGTGCCGCTTCCCATCGGTCTATGTACACGTCAGGCATGTTCTTCAATACCTTCCTGACGTTGGTCTTTGGTCTGTTGAGCAGATCCGCTAATTCTTCTAGGGTCATGCCATCAGGTATTCCGCGGAGCGCAACACGTACGCTCTTGATCACAGCCATGGTCATGGAGCCCCTTTATCGGGCTTTTGAGCCGTTTTCTGGTCGCGTTGAGGGTCAAGGTGCTTGATAAGCTGTTTGAGGTTTATAGGGGCTATTTTCTCAAGGCGCTCGATTTCGTTCAAAACGCAGTCAACCCCTGCATTGAACCCTTTGATGTAGTCGCTCATTTTGGTCTCGCTCATACTGGGTTGTTGGTTAAGATTTTTTTCAGGTTGACCATCAACTGCTCAGCCTCGACGCGAGTCAGTGGGACGCTCATCATTGAGCGACGACCTTGCAGGCACAGCCACACGCCCTCGTCGTATTGGTCGGCACTGACGCGAATTTCTGCTTCGGTGTTGATTGATGTTTCGATTTCGTTTGTCATGATTTAACCGTTCCAATATTCGTTGAATGAGAGGGGTTGTGCAAAAGAGTTCCATGCGTCAAGGCTGGGGAAGACGGCGTATATGTCCATCCAGTTGGTTGTCTGTCCAATTTCCAGAACGCGACCGTCAGCCAATTGGAAGCATTTGCTTCTGTTATCCCATACACGGTTGCCAACGATTGGCTCTGCGCCAGTCATGTCGGGGCGAGAGAGAGGCTTCTCTGGCTTGACCAAGTTAGGGTGCTTGGCTTGCCAGTCTGCCAAGTAAGATTCGTATGCGTTGCTCATGTTGATTTCCTTCAAGTAACCGCCTTATTGGCGTGATTGCATCTTAACATGAAATTAAAACGATTCAACAGTAGGGACTTTCCCTAATGCCATTTGTTCTTGGTAAGCCTTGATGATGAAGTCATCCATCGCGGTGTCAACGCAGATCTCGGTGTAGCCCGAGAGCATAGAGCCAAGGTGCCTGCGCTCCCTGATCTCCCGCGGGATGCCGGGGAGCTTGTACAGGGTGCTGAACTCACGGGCTCGGTTGATCAGCCCGTTGTTGTACAAATCGTAGTAGCAGTTCTGAGCCTTGCGAAAACGCTCTAGGTGCTTGTTTTGCTTTTTGCCTTGGGGTACTTCACCCATGGCAGGGATAAGCGCCTGTAGGGGCGTTACGAGGGCTTGGTAGGCGCCCTTTTCGTTCCAGTACTTTGCCATGGTGTTCTCCTTAATCTGCGCGTGAGCCAGCGTATGCTGAGATGCCGTGCTTGCGCAGGACTTCTGCAAATGCAAAGGCGCCAGCTTCTTTGACGTCCATAGACTGCGTGGGGTTGCCAGCAGGGTTCCAAATGCACCAGCCCTTTTGCCAGTGCTTGCGACCCACGTTGTTTTTCTTGCACCAGTTCACAAAGGGGACACGGGCGCTTGGCAGGTCAACCCAAGCAAAGCCGCAGTACATTGGCTCGCCGTGTGCTTCCATGTATGCGGACTCAGCGGCTTTAGCGGCGTTGAGGGCTTCGGTATAGATGTTGTCGTAGTTCATGATGGTCTTTCAAGTAAATGCCCCGAAGGGCAGGGATTAGTTTGACAGTGCCTTTGTTTCGGCGGCGAGGATGTTGTAGGTGACCTTGGTGTGCTTAGCAATCAGCTCAGCAGGAGCATTCAGCTCTTTGGCAACGGCAGACCATGCTGTCGTTTTCTTCTCTGGAGTGTGCTTGATGGTGGTCACGTACATAGTGCCAGCGTAAGAACCTTGACCCAACATTTTGAGTTGGTTCTTGAGGTCGTCTGCCTGCTCTTGCAAAGCGGCAATTTGGTCTTCGATCAAACCGAGTTGGTCAACGATCTTGAGAGCTGTAGTAGTAGTCATTTCCAATTTCCTTTTTCATGTAACCTGCTTGTTGCAGTGATTGTATTGTAACACTAAGTTAAAACGGTTTGGCAATCTTTTTATAAATTATTTTCTAGGTACTTTCCCTAATACCTTTATTGCTTAGCCCAGTAGCCGTAAACCATCTTGTGCGATGGGTTGAAGACGTCATTGGGTACGCCATCAATCACCGCTACCAAGTGATGTGCCTGCCTTGCAATGACTATGCCTTTGGGCATGTCAGCACAACGAGCCTTACGTCCCTCAAACTTTGGTGCTGATACCCATTTCCAACCATGCTGTTCTAAAAATGGGATATAGACTTTTTTGTTTAAGCCGTTACGAGCAGACTTGGCATTGCCAAAATCTTTATTCAATTGGGCTAATTGTTTGTAAGTGGTTTTGTAGTCAAGGTTCATTGCAATTGAAATTGCCCTTACTACGCAGTCTCCTGCTGTACCCTTGAAGCCTGCGGCTTGTCTGCCGCCGTCGTTGAATGTGAACATAGTAAATTTTCCTAGTAACACTGCTTATGCAGTCCCTCCATCTTAACTTAAAGTTAAAGAGTCCTAGTAGGATAAACCCTAGGTTTTGCATTTATTTTGCATGTTTTTGCACAAATACAACATTATTTTTGTTTTAGCAGGTCAATTACGCGCTCGATGGTGACGTTCAGGGCGTCCTGCTCGTCCATCTTCATGACCGACCACATGCGCTTTTGCCCATGCCACCCATTGAAGCTCCCTTGGTGGCAGTCCTTGCACAGAGCCACGCAGGTGTACTGCCTATGCTGTTTGACGTGGTGGGCGTCACTCGGTGGGGGCGCATCACACACAGAGCACGGGAGCTCTTTGACAAGCCCCACGTAGGCGCGTTCTTTTGCTGTGAGAGTGTTATTCATTGACAAGCCTCATGCCGTATTCGTTTGTGCCTTCAGGGATGACAAGCCCGTCACGTTTGACAAGCCTGTTCTTTTTGAATCTGTTGTAGTCAACAAAGTGATGCCAGCGGTCAAACTTCCACACCACCCTTGCGACGTCTGGGTGCAACTCCTCGAGCATCTGTGACTTGGGCATAGTGCCCTCGCTTGCGTAGAACGCTTCAGTGTTGCCACCACCCATCGATTGGGTTCTAACCTTGTTCTGCAAAAACGCATTGAACTGCACCGTACACATGCCGTCTTTGAGTGCGCGCAGGGATAGGTGTGTGTCTTCGTTGTAGCGCCCCTCCCAGCGGTGTTTAAGCGCGTTTTCGATCAACAGGCAGGAGTAGATGCGGGTGTTCAAAACAAACGGCGGAGGCGTGTCTTTACGCTTGGCAAACATGGAGTAGTTGAACCCAGCAATAGGCACGTTGGTATAGCGCTCGACAAAGTCCTCAGCCGCACGGAATATTGCTGGCGTTTCGCACTTGATTTTCATGTTGCGATTAAGGCGGTGAAAGCCATCGATGTTGTCGTCCAGCACCCAGTGGCGGGTGGCGCCCAGAGAAAGGGGGTGATCCCATGCGAAGTTACGAGCGGCGCCGGGGCCTCTGCTCTTCCCATCCCCCAGCTCATCGCACGTCACGTAGCTGTCAAGATAGCTCTGAGGTAGCACTACCAACCTATGCACGTCTACGCTACTTGCGTAGTTATCAAATTCCTGCTCCTCGACCACCACGCGGTACTCGGCGCCCATGCGGTCTAGCGCATCTGCGGTGAGCGTCTTTTCCCAGCGCCCCTTAGAGACAATGTAGATCGGGTGCTTAGGCTTCATCGACATACCGCTTGTCTGCCAGTGTTGCCTTCTCTTGAGCTGGGAACCACACTGAGCTTGTCTTGGTGGTTACGCTCTGCCCAATGAGCTTGGCAAACGCCTGAAGGCTTTCCACGCTGTCAAAGTTCACACGAAGGGAGTAGACGGGTAGCAGGTTCTTTTGCTCGTACTCAGGCATACCCGCCCACTCCTCGCGCCACGACTCCTGTTCTCCGAAGAGAACGTGCTGGTCGTCGTTGGGCTTTGCGTAAGGCATTACAGGGTCGCCTTCTCGACGTGGCGGTTGGAAGCCTCCATAGAGCGCCATACGGCGATTCTTTCCTGACAGGCTATGAGGAGCCATCTGAGGCGTTCGCGCTCCTCTACGGCTTGTCTGAGGGCTTGTAGGTGCTCTTTGTAGCGTGGGGAGGCGTAGGCTTCTCGTTCCTGCATGGCGGCAGTCTTGTACTCGCCATTGCCGTACACCTCAGCGTTTTTCATCTCTTCGGCTTTGATGGTCTTGCGTAGTTCCTCCATGTACACCTTTGTTGCCTCTGCCTCGGCGTACTTGGCGGAGTGGGCGATCATGAAGTCAACTGCGTCGTTGGGGTCAATAAGCTTGCTCATGTTTGTTCCTTAATTTCAACAATAAGTTTTCCCGGTTTTGTTCCAAGTTTTCTGTAAATCATGATGGGCTGAAAGAGCTGGTCATTCACCATCATTGCGTCGGCTAAGCCGTCCAGCGCTCCCTTTGCCGCGGCTAAGCAATTGTCCGCGTCGCGCTTTCGTTTATCAGGCATCTCAAACGTCAGCGTGAGCTTGATGTCCTTGCCTGCGTGTTTCCAACCCTTGAGTTGGTGCTTAGCCAACCATGTGCTGTTCTCACGGTAGTCTGATCGTAGTTGGTACAGCTTGCCCCAATGAGTGCCCTTAGCCCTGTTTGGGAACAGCTCCGCTGGT